CTCCAAACTAACCTATTGAGGAAGGAAGATGTCACATGAACCGAGTGCAATGGATCAACTTGGCCTTCAGCTTGACGCTGGAGATTCTCAAGCTAACCTTAGCACTCGTGAACCGTGCCGGGTCCTCAGCCGTGAGTCGCGTAAAAGCGACCTTGGCGAAATTGAGGTAACTCGGTATGCACCTGAGCCGGAAAATCTCCTACCGTGGGAGTTGAAACCCTACGATATGAGTGCCTGCTTGGATGCTTTACAAACGGTTCTGTTGGCAATGAAGCGCGGAGAGATTTCGTTCTCTTACGAGGACTGCTCTTGCGTTCACATGCCAACCTTTGTGACCTTCACTCCCTTGCCTAGGCAGTTAGAAGGGGACCTTGACGGGAAATAAACCCGTTGCGTTTTACCGCATGAAACGGTAGAATGCTGAACAAATTTCGGGTGATACGAATTACCCGATCTTCATGCATCACTCTACAGGAAGTGCTCTACTATGCCGTCACTTACTTCACGAACTCGAACCCGCGGCGGATTTACTTACCCGATGTGGACCTACACCGCTTATAACGGTGCAGGTAACGCAACGGGTACCGACGTGTTTGGCAAGGGAACGTACGAGTATATGACGGATACTGTGGTGAAGAACTGGAAACAGTTCCAATCGCAAGGTGGAGTTATCATGAACCCTATGATGCGGTCCACTCGTGTGAAATATCAGGAGGCCCTAACTTACGCCTCCGTTTATCGCACGGGATACCCCTCGCAGTGGTACATGTATAGTGGCAATCCGAGGACTATGTTGACCCATGGGGCCAACCAAAACTCGGTGCTCGTCGCTGATACAGGATCTTTCCTGCTAAGCTACGACGACGTCAATCGTCTCGATGTGGAAATTTCCACCAAGGTCCTTTCACAGATCGGTCGCGCAAGCACCGATTCATGGGAGAATCTTGCTGAGACGAAGAAGACGTTGGACACGCTGTGGAGTCCCTTATCGTCCTGGTTCCAGTTTGAGCGCAAAGCTAAAGCTGCTAGCCTGGCGATGAGTTCTGCCAATGCGTGGCTGATGTACCGATATGGTATTCGGCCATTAGTAGGCAGTGTGCATGACGTAATGAAAGCTGTCGAAAGAGGACTCGTTCATGAGCGTAAGACGACTAGGGCTCACGGTACTTTAAGTACCACCCGAAATCGTTCTTACAATCACGCGACACTTGTTCCTGCTACGGTTTCTGTAACCGAAAGCGAGAGCGTAGTGATCCGCGCGATGTCCCTTGACGAGCTTGTCGCCGACTGGAAATACCAATACGGCTTCGACGCGAAATCGTTGATGATCTTACCTTGGAATCTAGTCGGCTATAGCTTCGTCGTAGATTGGTTTGCTAACGTGGGCGACTTAATTGGCGCTCTCGGGCAAGCCTTCTACCCCAGCTCTCTTGGCCGTTGTAGGGTTGTCACCCAGACCGGTACGTCCGTACAGGACGGCTGGACCACTGGGTGGGCTGCGGGATATACTGTAACATCCCCGCAGCGTACTATCCTACGGGAGGATAAGGTCCTCAAGACCCGAACCCCCGGCCTTCGTAGTCCTGGACTTGTTATCAAGCACAATTTTGGGCTTGATAACCTGACTAGGCTTGGTGACGCTGTCTCCCTTGTGGGGCAGCAGATCCTAAGGCGATTCGCTCGATAAACTCTCCTTAAAGAGGGCTAAGAGTGGGTCATTCTTCTTATTAATGGCGTAAGCCACTTCTTAGGGGCTGATAATGGCTCTGACGTTCAACACCAAGACCTACACCGCTGATTCCTTTAACGGCAACCAGGTGTCCTATAATGGCCCAGCTAATACGCTGAGCGTTAAAGACATCTTGCGGCTCGCGAGGACTAACCCCAAACCTACGGGGCTGTACAGCGGTAATGGTCGGTTCGAAGTGAAACTGACTCGGACGCACACACTGACGGGTGCGCTGACTCCTTCGGGAGACAGCATCACCACGATCAGCTACAGCGGACCTGTCGGGATCTCCTCGACTGATGCTGACGCGATCTCGAACGATCTTGGGGCCCTCGTCTCTGGCGCCGACTTTAAGTCGATGATCAAGACGCTCAAGGTAAGCTTCTAGGTCGATGTCTGACGATCTTATAGAACTGATCGTATGGACATTATACCTGCTGCTTGCCTTGTTTTGGGGCTTCTACTCGGTTTTGTTCTGAGTAGAAAATAGATCGCTTGACCGGGTAATCCGGCGTTAGTTATCTACTTGGAGGTTCTCGTGAAGGTTCCTTCCGTCTATGAGTTGAGAAAACTCAACGATGTGCTCAAGGGGCGCAGTAATAAACTTTACCGCGCTACTTTGAGGTCTGTAGTTGAGCAGTGGACCCGTTTATCTGGGGACGCATCCCTTGAGCAAGCAATATGCTCCTGGGATATACCTCAGATGTTACGAGTCGCTGATGCAATGGTGGCACAGTCGTACGCCACCGCGGCTATGCATTTCGCCGCGCATCAGATGGCCGCACTTATTAGGAAGTATCCCTGGACTCCTAAGGAGTCTAGACTGGACCCCGAAGCTGCCGCTATGGATACCTTTCTCTCGTCAGAGAGGAGGTGCCGTCGCGTCAACCAGTGGTTCAATGCTCGACGTAGGAGAGTCATAAAGACTCGCCCGTACGAGGGATATTTCCATCGTGCTCGCAATTGGATTCGTTATGTCCTTCGGGACACTCCGAATTTAGCTGCGATTTACGGTAAGTGCGACTTCACTAGCGGAGCGGGAATCGGAGTCCACGGTGATATGACCAACCTAGCCAGGAAGTTACTGGCATCAAGTTGGACCGTGGGCCCGGCCGCTCGACCGATCTTCGCTGCAGCTTTGTCCGCCAACTTCCACTACGCGCACCGTACTGGTGCTAATAGAGGGGATGGTAGACAGTGTCTTCAGGTCACTGAGAACGACCTGACCACGTGCTGCACAACGGTCAACTATAACAAAGTCGGATTCGTACCTAAGACCGCTAAGACCCATCGGGTCATCGCGGTCGAGCCGTTAGGGAATAACTACCTCCAGAAGGGGATAGACCTTCACATGCGCGATCTACTGCGACGTGTCGGTCTTGACCTTCGTTGGCAGTCCCCGAATCAGGAGATGGCCCGTCAGGGATCCCTCCATGATTCTGAAGATAGTTTCGCAACGATTGACTTGTCGAGTGCTAGTGATAGCATTTCGATCGGTCTATGTCGCGAGCTTCTTCCTCCT